TAGTTAGTAAAAAGTAAAAAGTCAAATCAACGGCGAGCGCAAATGTACCTTAAGGTGTCAAAAGGTAACTTTAGGTGCCAAAAGGTAACTAACGGCTTGCGCTTAGCCAAAAAGTAAAAATGAAAGGAGCGGCCTGGGAATGGACAATGAACAAGTATTAACCGATTGCTTCTGGTGTGGGACGCTGTATGAGAAGGGTGCGTATCAACGGTGCCCTGGTTGCTCAACCACAACAGAGATGGGTGTTCTTAACATAACCGTGCCTCCTGCGTCCGAAGAACAAGTTACTGACCAGTAACCGCAATTGTTCGTAGTTGCTTGCAGCCAGAAGCCGGCAAGTGCTACTTTTAGTAAACCGTTAGTTGTAATCCTGTATGCGCCAGAGTGTTTACCTGGTTATCCACAGCCAGCAAATTGTTTGTAGTTGCAGGGCCCGCCTTCCAGAACAAGCATCGTTGCGCAGGTTGTTCAGGCATGACCGGACCAGGTAAAGAAACCAACAACTTGTTTTGATGTGCAGGGGCCGGCACGCCACCTCCGCCGTAACCACCATCTCCTCCACCTGATAAGTAAAAAGTAAAAACACAGGTGTCTGAATCTGGGAGGCTGCACCACGAGGGATGTCTTAACGATGTCCGTAAGTTGTTTGTAGTTCTACCTGGCGGCCGGTCTTCTGAGTGGCGAGCGTGTGGATTTGACTTTTATATTTTCTATCACTAGACTCCGCTTTGCGGCTCCGCCGCAAAGTCAACTACAAACAATTCAACAACTTCTCACAGCGGCCAGGCAGCAGCGGCAAGAGCGGCGTGCCCCTATTGACATAACGGCGAGCGCTAAGTAAAATACTGTTTATGATATTTGAAGCAATCATTGCAAAAGTGTTACTCAACATTGACCGTAGTCAACGCGACTACGAAGTAAATATGAACCGTGCTCAAAGGTCTGCCGATTTCTGGAATACCGTTACATACTTTGTATGGGACGCAATAACCGGTAGGAGGGAGGTCAACCGTGAGAACAAGACTAAATAAGTTTTTATGGCGTGCGCTATTTGCAATCGCGGCGAGGGAAGAAAGAATCCAAGCCAAAAAGCAAAAACAAAAAATAGCGGCATGACTATTGACGCGGCGTGCGCTAACCGTTACTGTTTTTGCTTAACCGCTAAAAAGTAAAAGCGGCAAGAGATAGAGAGACGAATTATGCAGACGTTCCTGCCATGCGCAGATTTCCGTGAAACCGCTAGTGTGCTGGACTATCGCAGACTAGGTAAGCAACGGGTAGAAGCCTTTCAGATTTTCCGTGCACTCAACGGTGAGACTAAGGGATGGAGGAACCATCCTGCTGTTCTGATGTGGAACGGATACGAAACCGCACTCGCTCTATACGCTATCGCCATCTGCGATGAATGGATAGCACGAGGATATAAAGACACAATGAAACCGAGGTTCCAGAAAATCCTGGAAGACCTGGCGGCCCTGCAAGAACAAACAACTTATCCATCTTGGCTTGGTGATGCAGCCTTTCACGAGTCCCATCAGTCAAACCTGATTCGTAAGTTCCCTGAACACTATCAACATCTCTGGCCTGATGTTCCAAACAATCTGGAGTATGTCTGGCCTGAACCAAAATCAATAGTTGACAAGTTTGTTTTAGTGGTGTAAAGTGCGCTTTGTCTTTAGAGAAAGGAGACAAAGTGAATACTGCGAAAGTATCGGAGATTCCTAACTGCGATTTCTGCGGCGCCCCTGCGCTGTATGACGCACAAACAAAAATGGGACCATGGGCTTTTATGTGCGAGTCTGATTATCAGACTTACTCAACTAACAAACTCGGTTTAGGGTTTGGTCAGAAGTTGGAGGTGGCGTAATGCCTATTACTTTTGACTTAGTCAAAGAGCGAGTAGTTGACGCTAAAGCAATTGCGTGGGACACCTGCCACAAAATTTATTTGCTCATGGATGATGAGCAAGTAGAACTAATGCGGACTTATGGTTATGACCCGTTGATTACTTCAGACGAAATGTCGCCTGACAAAATGTTTGAAACTTTACAAGAGTGGTTTGATGACTCGTGCTCTCTACGTTTTATCAACGCGGTTACTACTAATGTAGACGACCCTAACGAGGGTTTTGAAACACTCATAGGTCAATTTGATGATGAGGATGAGTATGACGATAGCCTTGCGCTATGAGAAAAACATCTATCACTCACAGAGTAGAAACAAACACCAAATACGAGAAAGGGATAATTGTGGGTCGCAAAATTATTGCCAAGATTGAATTTGAATTTGACGAGGACTTAGTCAACGAAAACTTAGACACCCGTCTTACAGATGAGGAATTAGTAGACCACGCTATTGACAATTTTGTTGATGACGCGTATACTATGATGAAATACAACGAATTGCACGAGGCGGTTCGTGTAGAGATAAAGGGGTAAATAGATTGGGTCAGTATCATGTTCTTGTCAATGTTGATAAGAGAGAAGTAGTAAATCCACACGGCTTGGGCTTAGGTCTAAAGCAGTATGAACATACTGCCGTCAATGGCGGCGGGTCTTTAGCAGACGCTATGTACATCTTGATGATGACAAGTCCTGCTCGCGGTGGTGGAGACTTTCCACAAACCGACATCTCTGGTCGCTGGACAGGCGACAGAGTTCTAGTATTGGGCGACTACACAGAGGACTCCGATGTGCCGTCTATCCCAAATGTCGGCTCGCTCAATAGAGAAGCCGATGAAAATTACACAGACATAACCGACATGGTTGCTAAAGCGTTTGAGGAAGTTTTCCGAATTCGCATTAGTGGCGAGGGCTGGAAACGGCGTGTGTCGCTAGAGTCTGCGTAATCCCTTTCTCTAAGACCAAGAACGGCTTGTCGTAATAACGGCAAGTCGTTTTTGCTGTACGCACATAACGGCTCGCTCTTACATAACGCGATGCAGCCCGCTGCTGGTGTAGAACCGCAAGTTGTTGCGATGTCGCCACAGCGAAGGCGTACGCACCAAAAAGTAAAAACGCAAACGGCGTGCCCTTACCAAAAAGTAAAAACAGGGAAGGTTACTGGCTAGAACCGCGAGTTGTTGTGATGTGCTCAACGGGATTTGCTGGAAGTCCAACTACACCATCTTGACAAAGAGAACCGCATCTTGTAAAATGAGAGCATGAAAAAGCAAAACGAGTTAGACGGATTGGTTCGGGGGCGTGGTCGCTTTGTCCTGAACCAACGGATAGCCGTATTCGCAGACAAGAGAACAAAGCGCAACAAAAGCCGTGCTGAACAAAAACGAAAAGCATTGTTGGAACAAGACTTGACAAAACAATAAAAATCCTTATACTTAGCATTGTCTTTATAGAAAGGGGACAAAGATGGCAAACGCCATTTATCTAAAGTTAGAACTTGCTGATGGAGTTGCGTATGACTACTTCGCATACAAGTTTATGAAAGAAAAAGTAAAGCCACTTGTTGATGGAAAGAACCTTATTAGTTACGAGTGGGACACAGAACCATTTGGGGAGGAGAACTAATGCCAAACTGGGTATTCAACTCTTTGTCCATAGATGGCGACAAAGAGCAAATCCAAAAAGTAAAAGCACAACTCAATGCGCCATACCAACGCAACTTTGAAGATGGGGCGCAGACTTACTCAAATCCGATTATTGCGTTCTGGAACATAGTTCGCCCACCTGAAGACAAGATGGAAGAGTATGAGGGTGTTCATGGTTACGCAGATGGAGAACGACAAGGTGATGGTGCGTTCAACTGGTATAACTTCAATAATCGTGAGTGGGGAACTAAGTGGGACATTGGTGTAGCAGATAGCAACAAGTATTCTGATACTGAAATGACTAATGACTCTGAAACTAATCTTGGTTACAGATTTCAAACTGCGTGGTCTCCACCTATTGAAGCCCTTGAAAATCTTTCTTCTCAATACCCAGAGTTAGAAATAACTTTAGATTGGGAAGAAGAACAAGGTTTCGGTGGCGTGTATGTTTTCCAAGATGGGGAACACTCCATAGAAAAAGAGTGGGACATACCTGACTCTCACGCTGACTACGAAGAACGAGACAATGTAGATGGGTGCGCTTGCGCTAACTCTGAAGATGTTGATGATTGGTATTCGGATTGTCCGGGGGCTAAAAAAGTCATTGAAGTTTCTGCGGTCAAAGATGTAGAACTAGTGAAAGGATAAGGTTATGTCTCGTTTATCTATAAGAGGGGTTGCGTGGAGTTCATCTATCACAGATGAGATGATTGCTCATCTCAACGACCACGAAGTTAGTTTGCTAATAAACTCTCTCAATGATGCGGTTGAGCAAATCTGCTCTGACTACGAAATCAAGTAAAGAAAGGAAAAAGTAAAAGTGGCAACTTCATACTTCGCCATAGATGGAAACTATGGCAACGCAGATGGCATTGTGATTGTGGAAACTTCCGATTGGTCGGAAGACGATTGGAGTGCGGTTGAGATGGCAGGGGACGCGGATAGGGCTTCGGTTGCCTATGCGCTCGCTAAATCAGATGAGCAACAGAGGGCTGAAATCTACCAATCAGTAATGGAAGACGACCTTGACGCTCAATTTGACAAAGCAGTAGAAAAAGAGTAGTATTGGTTGGTTAGGGGGGAAACCCCCTACCCGACACACTTGTTCTACGATTTGACAATCTGCTAAAAATAGTTATACTTGGGGATACAACTGAATACAAGGACACAAATACGAAAGGACACCATGTTAGACAAAGAAGCAAAAGTTCAGGGGGTTGCGGTTTATGCCGAGTTCGTAAGGGCTGGCGAAACAACGCAAATGCTAATCACACCTGATTGTTATACAAATGTAGGAACACTTACTCCTATGGCAATCCATAGACGAGTAGTTACTCCTGCTTCACTAAAGAAACAATGGCGTAGCACTTCGCTTCGCCACGAACAAGTCAAAGAGTATGTCGCAGTAGGGGTAAAACTTGAGGACGAAAAAATCTCTGACTTCACAGAAAATCGTATGCGTTATGCGTTCTCTTTCTTTGATGAAATGACAAAGCATGGCTGGATTATTCGCCAAGAACCTATCTTGGTTGAAGTATCAAAGTTTGACGCTGACGATTTAGCAAAGGGAACTACTCCAAGTCGTGTTCTCTATCGTGTAGGTATTTCGCGGAAAGCACTTGGCTTTCCTAAAGAGTTAGTCTAAGGGGGGCTAAACTTATGTATGATGTAAAAGCAAAAGAACGCTATGGCGTTCTAACACCTAACGCTTCACCTACTCTATGGGAAATCATTGAGCAGGTAGCAAGTCAAGGTCTAAATGAAAAAGCAAGTAAGGAACTTGCTTCTAAAGTTCTACCAACAGGTCGTTATGTTGAGAGAGCAGTTGGCGCAGAACGCGCCCCACGCGGTTCTAAAGTTAGAAAGGAACTTCCAATGGTAGAAGCAATCGTTGGTGGTGCTGATACTTTCAAGCGACCAAATGGTTCTATCTATCATGCTCGCCTATGGGGAGAGCATAAAGATGTTGAAGTTCTAAAACTTGCTTACGCAACTACAAAGAGAAGTTTCGCAGGTGAAGAAATCGCACCTATGTTCCCATTGTTGTTCGGTGCGCCAGGTACAGGAAAAACTGCGCTCGTTGAAGCAACTTTCGGAGACAACATGGAAACCTTGATTGGACATGGCGACATTGAAGCGTCTGACTTGATTGGTTCTTATGTCCAAACTCCAAGTGGAAACTTTGAGTGGGTTGATGGCGGTCTTATTCGCGCTATGGAACAGGGCAAAATCTATTTCGTAGATGAGATTGGTTTGATTGACCCAAAGGTTCTAGCAATCCTTTATGGTGCTATGGACGGACGCAGAGAAGTTGTTGTCTCTACAAATCCTGAACGCGGTGTAGTAAAAGCACACCCTGACTTCTTTGTAGTGAGTGCGACAAATCCAAATGCTCCCGGAGTTCGTTTGTCGGAAGCATTACTTTCTCGCTTCACACTTCAAGCAGAAATGACTACTGACTACACACTCGCTAAGAAGTTGGGTGTTCCAAGTCTGCTAATCACTTCGGCACAAAATCTCTATCGCAAGCAACTTGCGAACGAAGTTTCTTGGTCGCCACAAATGCGAGAACTCCTTGCGTTCCGCGACATAGCAACAACTTTCGGAACTAAGTTTGCGCTAGAAAATCTAATCTCTTCCGCACCTGAAAGCGACAGGGCGAGTATCTCTGATGTTCTATCTCGCGCTTTCGGTGAGGAAGTAAAGCCCGCGAAAATCTAACCCCCTTAGATACGCGGGCTACGCGGGGGGTGGGTTGAGTGTCCTTGCCCCACCCCCTTTCCCCCAACTTGACAAAAAGGATACAAAATGGGATACTTTGGTTATTAGTGGTTCGGAAGCCACTAACAGAAAAGGGAAAAAGAAATGAAACATTTAGTAAGTGGTGAGACTAAGTTTCAAGACACTCCAAGAGAGTGGTTGAAAGTTGGTAGAGAAATCGCAACGCTAACAAATCGTTTGGCTTTGCGAGACGACATTATTGCGTATGTAGGAACAAACGCTGGCGGTGGAGAAGCACCTGCTCGTTTCAATCCTGCGCTCGCAGAAGTTGAAGTCGTTGTAGAAAAAGTTTTCGGAACAGGTGTCAATCCTGAAAAGATTGGCGACATAACACTTCGCAAAACACAATACGAGTTTCCATTGGCGACAGGTGCTATTTCGCACGAAGCCTATCACGCTCGTTTCTCATTGTGGTCTATGCCTGACGCACACAGAGAACTAAAGCGAGACGAGTATGAAGCATTGAACTTGTTGGAAGAAAGTCGCATTGAGTATCAAGGAGTTCAAGCAAACTCTCGCTCTCGCGTATTCCTACGCTCTAGTGCGTTGGAGTTAGCGATTGGAGACGCTAGAGAAGCATTTGATAAAGAAGCACCTACAAAAGCAATCGCACAGTTGATTGGTCTTGTTCATGGTCGCGTTATCGCTGGCGTGTTAGACCAACGCGAAGTAGCAGACATTTACAAGTGGGTTGAGGAACAGATTGGCGCAGACAATGTTGAAAAGTTCTGCGACATTATTCGTCCTTTCCAACTTCACGCAAATCATAAAGACGCAACAGACCTTTACCCATTAGCAAAAGCATGGGCAGAGTTAGTTCGCAATCTTATGAAAGAACGCGGTGAGAACGAAAATCCTGAAACAGGCGGTTGCGGTTTTCCTATGCCAAAAGAGTTAGTAGAGGAAATCCTAGAAAAACTTGGAGAAGCAGGGGAAGCAGTTGAGATTGCTAACTATGATGATTTAGCAGACCAAGAACTCGGTGAGGACTTCAAGGAACGAGCAGAAGCCAAGCACAATGAGGCTAAGGAACAAGCAGACAACAAAGAAGTTGCTGGACAAGTATTTAGCAAATCAACAGGTCCCGGAACTACAAAAACAAATAGCAGATTAGTAGAACAGAGAGACGCAACTCCACAAGAGCGTTCTGCTTCCGTAATCATTTCTCGTCTCCTTGAAAAAGCAAAGTATCGTGAGAGAGATGAAATGATTATTGCGAGCGCAACTCCTCCGGGAAAACTTCGCACGAAAGCGATTATTCAGAACAAAGCACTCCGCGCTCGCGGTGTGTATAAGGACGAAAATCCTTTCCGTAAAAGAGTTCGCAAGCACACAGACGAACCAACTCTTTCAGTAGGTATCATGTGCGACATTTCAGGTTCAATGGGTTCTGCTATGAAGCCAATGGCGACAACTGCGTGGGTTATGTCCGAAGCAACTCGGCGCATACAAGGTAAGTGCGCTATGGTCTATTACGGAAATGATGTATTCCCAACACTAAAGGTTGGACAGAAACTAGAGCAGGTAAGTGTTTATACTGCTAGTGATGGAACTGAAAAGTTCTACAAAGCATTTCAAGCAATAGATGGCGCACTAAATCTACTTCATGGAAATGGCGCACGATTGTTAGTTATTGTTTCAGATGGAGAATACACTTCAGACGAAACACGATTAGCAAAAGAGATTATCAAGAAGTGCGAAAAAGCAGGTGTTGGCGTTCTATGGTTGCCATTTGATAATGGATACAGAGCGCGAGAACTCGGTCAAGGCTATGCCAAAGTTGTTTCAGAGATTACTGACCCTGTTCAAGCAAGCGAAGTTATTGGTCGCTCTGCTATGGAAGTAATGACAAGAGTTGGACAGAGGGCAGTTGCCTAATGTTCTAACAGGTGTTGGCTCGGTGATAGACAGGAGTGTCCTTCCGAAAATAGACAACCTGCTCTTTCGTCTCTCACCACAGAGCCGAGCCAACACATCTAAAAAGTAAAAGGGGAAAACAAATGACAACAATGACAGATGATGAAATAAAAATAAAGTATCACTTAGGCTTTGACCCACACCCATCACAACAGGACGCTATTTTCTATACAGGTATGGGTTGTATAGCAACAGTTGAATACAAAGGATTTCAAGTAGATGTTTATTGTGATGGAGAGACAAGAGCAAATCTCTTGGACGCACCACAAGGAGAAATTGTTTCTAGTTTGTTCTCGCCAACAGATTTCATTGACGCGGGCATAGACACAGATGACGCATTGAAATTGGCGAACGACCAAGAACTTCTTGATTGGATAAATAACTCTTGGTTTGATTTGTATTGCTTTGGCGAACACTTAGACGCGGTAGAGCATGAACTAGACGAGGCATTGAAAGTCGCAGAGGTCTATCTAAGAGACAGAGCGCACTCTGAAAAAATCATAAATGGGGAACTTGACTTTTCAGAATAAATGATTACAATAGGGGTAAGAGAGGGAGGAACAAAATGCACGTTTGCCAAATAATGTTGGTAGAAGCAGAAAGTGGCGAGGACGCTATTGGCGAAGTCAAAAGCCAAATAACTTATTCAGAAGACCCGTATCCAACTTGGTCTGATTGGCATGAGGTCGGTGGCAGGTGGGACGGATTGTTTGAGGGCTGGGAAGAAGAACGGAACGCTCTCTGCTATGCGGAGAACCCACTTCTTGCTGACGACATAATCAGAGAGTTCGCTGGGTATCGTAAAAAGGAAATGGAAAAATACTTAGCGGAGATAACAAAAGACGGGTTTGACATTGGCAAGATGATTGAGAACTACAACCCCGAAAAGTTTGACTACGGCACAGGTATGAGTGCTTGGACATTGGCACGACTAGGGAAACTTTTATCAAACGATTGGTGTTCGGATACGGGCGTCTATGACTTGAAAGAGGGTTCGGCAAACCTAGAGTTCTTTAGAAATCGGCTCGCCCTTGAACCAAATAAGCAGTATCTAGTTCCCGTTGATTTTCACTTCTAACGGCAAGGAAAGGAAAAAGTAAAAATGATTGTGTGTAAGAAATGCGGGTGGGAAATAAAAGAAGACTTTGGTTTATGGCAGGACATGTATGACGGATTGGTTTGCGATTGGGTTGGAGATGTTCCACGCCCACACAAACCGCGAAGAGAAGTGCGAACTCCGAACAACTCGGAACTCGCAGTAGCCTAAGAGAGGAAGCAAAAAGTAAAAATGAAAGTCAAAGAACTACTAGAGCAGTTGGAAGCATACGAACCTGATACCGAGTTGATTGTCGCCTATTGGGACAAAGCAACAGTTGAGGGATACCAAAACGGATTGTTCATTACAGACGAACAATGGTCTGAAGTTGTTGAGACCTACGAAAATGGCGAGTGGCACTTTCAGGGTTCGGCAGCCGAAGATTTCGTTGAGATAGCCCAGCAGGTTGTATCTGACGAGGGCTAATACTATGTGATGTAAAACACATAAGCAAATCCTTGTTTGGACTTGACTTGGCGGAATAATGCGAGTATCTTTGGAGTTGTAAGTGAGTGTAACTCTCTTACGCAAAGGAGTGAAAAGGTTTCTCTCCTAAAAGATGAAAGGACGCAAATGTCTAAAAAGACAGTAGTAGTTGAAGTTTCAACTACACAGGTTCTAGACAAGACACCTGCGGAAGCGAAAAAGGCTAAGCAAGCCCTTGAACTTCTAGCAAGCGCAAAACGCACAAAAGCACTAGCAGAAAAGGCGTATGAAGAAGCGCAAGCAGAACTCTACACACTTCTCGGCTACAAAAAGGTTGGCTCTTCTTGGATTGGTATTGCCACAGAGGGAACAATCGCTGGAGTTCCAGTTGTAGTTATTGGAACACAGACACGCGAGAACCTCAACAAAGAGGAACTCCTAAAAGCAAATCCACACCTTGTTGATGTGTTCGCTGAACACACCACAGACAAAATCGTTCAAGTGATGAAAACTCCACAACACAAGAACGAAGCAAGCCTTGACGAGGCAGTTGCTACTCTCCTTGCTCTAACAGGAGCAAATAAGTGAAAAGTTGGGAAGCCCCTATCCAAAGTGGTAGGGGCTTCTCTCTTACTTACAGAGAGACTATGGAAGATAAAGACAGAGCAATCTCTTTTACGAAAGTAGATAAAGTCCTAAAGACAGGGCTACACCAATACGAGCCAATCGCCACAGAACAGAACACAACTGAAGATGGCGAAATCAAAATAACTAGAGCAACTCGCTGGATACCAATGTGTGAGTCAGCAAAAAGTAAAAATGAACGCGATACAAAACTTGTTCTCTTTGAGTGGGAAATCAGAGCCATAAGCGACATGGTTGAGGCGTTCTACCAAAAGGGCATAGCCAAACAATTCATGGCGACTAAAGAGTGCCACGAGTGTCTAGTTCTTTGTTTCAGAGAACACCTAGAAATGCTGGACATAATGCCCCTTAGGGAGTTGTTTCCAAAAGAAGACGCTGAAGAAGATAGTGAAGATGGATTTGACTTTGAGTAATCTATCAACTACAATTCGGGGTAGAGGGAAAGGGGTAGTGTGAAACCAACAGACGCACTAGACATACAGGCATACTTCAAGGGGAAGTGTGGCGATAAACGCTGGACAGACTTACTACAAACCTACATTGAGATTTCAGTAGGAAAGAAGTATGTCTTTGAGAACGAAGCAGATTGGGAAGCCTCTGACGAAAAGAAAGTCATTGGTATCTACAAAAACGACATTGTTGAAGTAGGAAACAATGCGGAGTGCTTCTTCGTAAAAAGTGAAATGACTGACCTCATTTCATTTGCTTCAGGAAAACTAGACCCGACAGATAGACTTGATTTGGCTTTAGTCCCTGCGGACAGAGGATTTGCTTACTTTGAGAAGCCACTAGAACTACAAGATGTTCGTGGAAGAACAATGCTAATTCATTTGATTACATGGAAAAAAGTATTCGGTGAAAAAGGACAGATGGGTCTTTCACTTTCTTATTGGAATGACGCATACACGCAACCTGATGATGTAGCAAAACAAATCTTTGACCAAAACAAAAAAGACCCCATAACCCAATTACTTGGTCGTTTCCATTGGGTAAGGTGCGGAAGTGTTTTTCAAGATGAAATCATTGGTGGCGAAGATGTTATGCCATCAGACAACGACATGGAAGCCATAAGAAAACTTACTTTCAAGCAGGGTGGCAAAGAACTACTTTCTGATGAAGAGTGGGAAGAATACAAAGCAACTAAGTTAGTTCCTGCTACAAACATAACAAGACTTCTTTGGTCATACTTTCTTATCATGTCGCAGACACTTACAGAAGTAACAAAGCACAAGCCTGAAAACAGAGCGCAACGCAAACGCATTGAGCGAGAGAACCTGCCATCAGAGTTTGTAGTTGTTCAGTTCCGTAAGCGCAGATACATAAGTGCGGACACAGACGAGACACAGGAAGAGAGCGCGGTTGAGTGGTCGCATAGATGGATTGTTGGTGGTCATTGGCGTTGGCAACCTTACAAAGACCCTGTAAGCAAAGGCGTAATCAAGAAACGCATTTGGATTAGTCCTTATGTGAAAGGTCCGGAAGATAAGCCACTTGTTGCTAAGAGCAAGGTGTTCGTGTTGGCGAAGTAAAAAAGGATTTGACTTTGGGGGTCAAGTCCTGTATAATAAAGACAAGGGTAAAGAAAGGGGTTAGCAAATGGCTAACGATTTAGTAGAAGTACAAGTAACTGAAGAAGAAGTATCCATGCTCACTATGTCGCTCGGCATTTTTATTACTATGCTGGACGAAAAGATTGAACGCAGACATAACAGGAACGAACGCGGTCAAGAGTTGGACATGGAAGAGTTGTTCTTCCTTATGGATAAAAAGTTTGGTGCTATGACCTTGTGGCGCAAGATGTTGGTGTCTGCTGGGTGCGACCCCGACATGATTGCTGAACACATACAAAAAGCAACAGAGGAGGAGGGACTCTAATGGCTGAACACCACTACATACTAAAGTTTGATGATGAGACAGGCGTATGGTCGCATGATGTTGATAGCGAAGAGGCGCGGTTTCCTGATGGAACTATTTGGGACGAAGCCAAGCAAGAGTGGGTAAATCCCTATCAAGGTGATGGCGAGTTTTATCGCAACGCTGACGCCTATGATGATTACTTGTCCCATGTTGTCTCCACCATGAGTTGCTAAGGAAAAAGTAAAAATGGACGAGATAAATCTTTCACGAACAGTAATGTTCGTTGGTGATTACTTCACGCTTATGACCACAGTTGTTCTTGACGAGAAGTTGAGACAAGATGGTGAGAGTGATGAGGACTTTGCGGTTCGCGTTGCTAGTGTATTTATCAACGAATACTATGGATTTGATGTTGCGTCTGTATCAAACGACATTGGCATTGTAGATGGAGAAGAAGATGATAACGACTAACAACTTAGACTTGTATGTTGCCATCTCGGACAAAGTTGAAAATGGCGACATGGACAGACAACTTCACGACCTAAGAAAACTTATTGACGCAAGGCTGATGGTCATTGGTGCTAACAAAAAGGTTGAAGACTTTTCCGTAGGAGATAGGGTTCGGCTAAACGACAGGTGCGGAACTTCTTATCTACGCGGTGAGACTGCTTCCGTTGTCGGTAAGAGGCGCACAAAGATTGTTCTCAACCTTGATAATCCCAAAGGGCGGTTTGTTCGTAAGACTTCTGCTGGCGAGATTTTATCTGCCGAAGTCGTAGTGCCCATTGAGATTGTTGATAAAATCTAATCCTGTAAAAACAGTATTGTCGCTACCTCCCCCCCTTTCGGGTGGCGACATAGAGCACGGGTAATACCCTTTCCCCTGTCGCTCCGCCACTCTCCTTTGCTCCTGTCCAAAGGGAGTGGTGTCTCTTTTTTCTTGACTTTCTACTAACTACTGATACTATTTCGGCACGCTACTCTTTTTGCCATGCGAATAGTGTCTAAGGACTACCACCCTAACGGAGGGGCTTCACCCTTTATTGCTTCCATTGTGGATAACCCTGATGATGGCGACACGAAACTTGTGATTATGTTTGGCGAGGAGGGGTGCGTTGCCGTCCTTTCGTTAGACTATCTTCTCCGAGACGAGGACATCTCAAATCGTTTCAACGGGCATAACGGAGAGAAATACGAACAACTTAGAGAAGAACTCTGGGAAGATTTCGTAGGCTAGGCAAAAAGTAAAAACCGACAGGGAGCAGTACGATGACTACAATCGCCGCCGTTCAGGGCGAGAACTGGGCTGTACTGGCATACGATAGTCGTGTTACTGAAGACAATAAGATTTATTCTTTACCGAAAGACAACGGCAAGGTAATAAAAAATGGCGAGTATCTCATTGGTGTAGCAGGAGACATGAGAGCCGTCAATCTGATGGCGTATGTATTCAAGCCACCTACTATTGCTCCAACCGCTTATGGCGTGAGGCTGGATAAGTTTATGACCATGAACTTCATACCTGAAATGAAAAAGTGTTTTGAGGACAACTCATACTCTAAAGATGGCGAGCATGAGAGCCAAATCATTGTTGCTATCAACGGTACTATCTACGAGATAGGCGAGGATTTCTCTTGGGCTAGAGATGAGTCGGGAGTTTATACAATCGGGTCTGGCGGAGGTTACGCACAAGGAGCGTTACTTGCTACGCTGGAAACACGCAAGCGGACTCTGGGAACTGCCAAGACATTAGCAAGGCAAGCAGTAACTATTGCTTCTCGCCTTGACCCTAACACTTCACCACCGGTCTATGTGATGGTTCAACACTTCGGGACGCATTAGCAAAAAGTAAAAATCTCCGGCACGCAATCTTCTGGAGCCGGACCCACTGCAAATCAAAAAGTTGTTCGCAAGTATTTATGCGTACGCTATTTCCTGAACGACACTACTTGACTTTTCTTTCTAGGGTTGCTATACTTCAGTTATTCAGTAGGGGGCAAGTCGCTGGACACCTGAACGACCTGAAACCTAGGGGGTCGGAAACAATACGACTCCCCTACTGAACCTAAAGAAAGGGAACGCATGGACACACTATCTAAAGAAATCCAAATGGAAATGCACCTACGCGGTAATTTCTACCCACCTCTGCCACTTGACTACGCTAAGCCCGCAATCCAAGCATGGGAAGCGTATCTAGAGGAAGACTATGACGCAGTAATTACTTTACCTGCGGACATAGAGCCACACCCCGCTTGCGCTCGCAAGACTGATTCCGGCTGGGAGTTATCTGCCGGCGACCTAGTGCGGATACTTCGCCTAGATAGATAAGTTATCTGGAGAAGCCCCGGCTGAAGAGCCGGGGTTTTTTCATGTACAAGTTATTCTGATGTCCGGCTCAGAAGAGCGAGTTTTTACTTTTTGCCACCGGCTCTGGACCCGGCTGTCTGGAGAGAACGAACAACTTGCGGAAGAAGTGCCAAAGGGTTCTTCTTGTGATAGGGTAAAAAAATGTGATAGAGAACACACTACGGAAATACCTATTTGGACTTGACTTCCCCTAGCAAACTGGTAAAATACTCCTATCAACTTCAGAAAGGGGAAAACAATGAAGTGGATACTCGTCAAGAAGTCTGACGGAGAACGCGGAAATGCCGGTCTCAAGAAGATTTATCAGGTTATCGTTGAAGATAACAAGGTTATTACAATGTGGGGAAAGGCTGAAGAAGTCGCTCCACAAGCAAAGCAAGTCAAGACTTTTGCTTATCCATTCCTCGCCAAGTCATACGCTAACGACAAGGTGAGTTCTAAACTTACAAGAGGCTACGAAGTGGTGCTCGTAGCCTAATCGGGTCGGGTGGGAGACTCCCTCGCGTTTGGTTTGGCGCGGGGGAGTTTTCTTTTTATAGATACTTGACTTTTATTTACTGCGGTGTTATACTTAGAGAAAGAAAGGGGGGACACTATGAAAGCAGTCATAATCACAACAAGTGGTGAGAAGTCCGTTGTTGAATTTACTAACGAAACTTCTTACAAGACTTTATCTGACGCGGTTGGCGGAATGATAGAGTGCGTTGGAATTGACGAGAACACAGACATGTGGGTAAATGAAAATGGCATAGCAGAGGGCTTGCCACTAAACCTACACGGGTCGGCTATCTATGCGGAGACATGGAAAGCAGGTAATCCTATTCTCGGCAATGTAATCATTACTGGCGGAAGCGATGAAGAGGGCTACACGCTAGGACTGACTGACGAGCAGGTAGAGAAGTGGTTGGCGTATAACTCACAAGTAATTCCAACTGCCTACCTATTCGGTGCGCTATACAACTAAATAGATTTCCCACAAGAAAGGCGCGGACTAACCCCCGCGTCTTTTTTGTTGTTCGGAAGTTTGCCGGACCCACTGCATTAGCAAAAAGTAAAAACCTGCATCTTCGCGCTCGCTTGCTGCGGCGGCGGTGCTGGACATAAAAACAACTTTGCGACACGACTTGCATTTCTAAAAAGCGTTTGTTATAATTACACCAACAAGCCAACGAAAGGGGAAAGACATGGCTAAGTATGTGGTTCTATGTGAGGCAGATGAGTGCGAGGCAGAGAACGAAGATTTTCAAGATGATGGTTCAACTTATTGGTTCACTTGCGTAAAGTGCGGATACGACAACGAGGTGGTTCACTCACCATGGAAATAACAACTAAAGCCAAGTGTGTTGAGTGCGGACGAGTATTCAACCTACTCAATGAGATAGACGCAGAGGAGTGGGCGTATGGACACGACTGCGAAGTTTTGTAAGTCTTGCTTGAATACTCATGTGGTAGAGGACGACCCTTGCTACTGCGTAAAGTGCGAGGAGAACTTTGATAGTGGTTGTATGAACGAAGTAAATGGAGAACCCGTTTGCTTCCAATGCGACACGCCATGATTTGACTTTTCAACCCTGCTATGTTATACTTAGGGTATTAGCAGAAAGGGGGTGTTATAAATGCTAAGTTTCGGAGATGCGGTAAATGGTCTCAACGATAATGCGTGTTGCCAATGCGGACGCACAGTAGGTAAGAACCCATGGTTCGTCCACCTATCTAATGCGGGGTTCATACTCCACCCAGCCAGCGACTCACAGGAGTCCCAAGGTTTATGGGCAGTAGGGCGAGAGTGCGCTAAAGGGTTTGACCCTGCGGTTCTCGTAAAAAACTAAATAGATTTTAGGAAGCCCTCGCGTAAGCGGGGGTTTTCTTTTTGCCGGAAAGCGCATAGGCAAAAAGTAAAAATCACCAAATGCCTGGTTCCAGGTAAGAACAACTTAATTTGTTCGTAGATGCCAAAAACCTTGGCTCAAAACATGTAAAGACAAATCGGACATTTTTTCTGTGAGTTATGTCTCTTTTTTATAATTTGACTTTTATGCGGATAGATGTTATCCTTAGGTCAAGAAAGGGGAAATTATGTTCAAGTATGTATTCAAGCCATACCCTAAAGAGTGGGCTATCTATAAGAAGTTGCTATGGGTCGCGCTTGCGGTCATAGTTATTACTGCGCTTATTTCAGCCAACGCTCTAAGTTTCTTGTTGTTCTTTGGTGCGGGTTGGTATGCCCAAAAAGAGTATGCCAAGCGTCAGCCCAAGAAACGCAAGCCACGCAAGCCTAAGGCTTGATTTGACTTTTCTAAAAGAAAGTGCTATACTTCAGTTATGAAGTATTTACCAGATAGCGCAATAGTCGGAACATACAAGCGTATGCGCCGTAAGCCTAAGGCTACTTACAAGTCAAGGGCGCAGTATCAGAGAGAAGCAGATTTCTGGAACGCTATTGCTAATGCGGTATTAGGATTTGCCAAAACAAAAACAAAATGATAAAATAAGGAAATGGAGGAAAAAATGACGAAGACAACATGGACAGAGATAGACGACATTGACGACTTAGGTATCGCGCCTCAATACGAAGCGATTGACTACCCTAATGAATTGTGGAGTGAAGTCTTACCAAACCTTTTTCAAGGTGGAACAGATGATGACGACACAATTTGGGAGAGCAAGCGTGAGGGAGCGCAGATTACTAAAGAAGACTTTGATACAGTAATTACTGCCTACCAATACGCAAACCCTGCGGATTGGCTAGTAAAAGAAATACGCTATCCGTTTTACGATAGCCCGAACATGAGTGGGATTGACTTCAAGGAGTTATTCCAAATTGTGCGGATTGCTCACGAAGATTGGAAGTCGGGTAAGAAAGTTCTTATTCGTTGCCAAGCAGGTCTCAATCGTTCAGGGCTAATCATGGCATTGGTTCTTATGAAAGAGGGCTACTCTGCGGAAGAAGCAATCTGCCTAATCCGAGACAAGCGAAGCGACTACGCTTTGTTCAACTCAACCTTTGAGAAGTGGTTGCTATCCCTACCCGCTAAGGGCGAGTAATGGAAGCGACCACTTGCTCCAAGTGTGATGCGGACGCTAAGTGGATAGATTGCCCCTGCGGTGATGAGATGTGCTTTGCTACCCGTTGTTATTGGGACAAGTGCGCTTATGTGGAGTGGGGTTGCGTGGAGGAAGAAAGTGCTAACCAAAAAGTAAAAAGCACCCCCATCTATCTTTCTGCGGGCGACACGCCGAAAGTCAGGTAAGTTGAAAAAAGTCAGGGAAGTTGGTATTATTATCTTATTGGCTCAAAGGAGTCAAACTTAGAGAAAGGGCTAAGAAGATGGCAATAGTAATGAAGATGGAAAAGAAATACATACAACGCAGACGAGTTGCGTTTGTTATCGCTCTCGCGCTCGCAGGTGCGCTTGTGTGGGGCTTGCTTCAGGTTTCAGGAAACCTATGGTGGGTCGGTGGCGAAGAGGGTTATTGCTGGGGAGACATGATTACTTGTTATTTTGGAGAGGGGAAGTAATGAACAAAGGAAAGTTTGGACAAGACCTTGCGGTCATTTCAGATAACGACTTTGCGGATTTCTTATTGAAGTTCACATACATGACGCAGGAGCAGTTAGCAGAACGAGACGCTTTGCCAACAAGAGAAGCGCGGAGGGAGTATGTTAGAAATCTTCCGCTTCCATCACTAGGAGGGAAAAAGTAAAAATGGTTTTAGACACAGGAACATTATTCGCAATCATTATCGCGCTCGCAGGTTCATGCTTCGTGATGGTAGTTTCCATCAACGCCTACGGGAAGTTGATGCGGGAGAACAAACAACTACGCCAAGAGTTGGTTGAGTTGGAATGGGAAAAAGTAGTTGGAGAAAGAAAATGACAGACAGAGAGACAAATGTCTATGCGGATTTAGTTGAAGAGTTTACTGACTCGTTATCTAACGAGTTGAAGGAGCCAGTATCTACCTTTTTAGTTTTAGATGCGCTCGCTTCCTGCGGTCTAACTCTTAGTTGGGCGCAAGAAACAGATAGCCCAGAAAAGCAATTCCAACTAAGAGAAGCACTTACCAACGAGTTCTACAGTTTAGGTCTTGATGATGATAGTGTTTCCAACGAATTAGACCCTGAAGCAAAAAGAGAACTCTATGATGCGGTTGAGTCGGCACTTTTCTTAGTTGCCGGAGAAGGTATGAGTCTTATTGAATTCCCGTCAAATGTTTCTGCCACAGAGATGTATAACCAAATAGCAGAGGAGGTGAACTAATGGAAACTACACAAGTTATTGCGGAGGCAAATTGCGACTTCAAGTGCCAGTTTGAGTGGATTGAGGTTTCATCTAACTTCTTCAATGTATCCGTCTATACACCAGCACTAATCGCAGGTGTTGTGGCTTATGCGGTGTATCGCATTGTGAAAAAGATAAAGGACAATCCAAAAGTATGACGAACAAGCCAACATGGGATAAGTTTGTAGAAGCAACTGCGGTTGTAAATGGGCACGAGGTAACACTTGACCCTAATCAAACTATCTGGAAAAACAAGTTCTATACAGTCATCAAGCACATACTTGAACCCGAACTAGGGGACAAGAGTGGTATCCATCTTTCTATTCGCCACAACGAACGAAAGGCGATTAGAGACTGGAGACACTTCCAGCGTATCAAGAACGAACTCGCGGGCGCGGAACGAGAGGCAGTAGAAATCTTCCCACCCGAAAGCCAACTTGTTGATACCTCAAATCAGTATCACCTCTGGGTTCTTCCTGAGGGCACGACATCTTTCTTCACATGGAACGAGGGTCGTCATGTAGTCAATGACCCCCAAGACCCTGAGAACAAGGAGTGGTTGCGGTCAAAAGGTTTAGACCCTGAAGTAATCATGGGAGCAAAACAAAGACCTTATGACGAGGAGTAAAAGTCGTGAGTTCAACAAAAAGTAAAAGAATTGCTGATGACGCCTCCCGCCTTTATGCGGAGGGGTTGTCTATTGAGAGTGTGGCAAGCGAACTAAAGGTTTCGTATCGTTGCGCTCGCAAGGCAATCAAAAGTCGCGGAACACCTCTGCGAGACCCATCAGCCCGCGTCAAAGGACGCACAAGCCCCAAAAGGAAGAAGACGACTCAATGAATAACCTCAATGTAGTTTGGACTGCGGTAGGAGCGTTAGTCTTCGGACTTGCGTCTTTTCTCGCGGCATGGCAGAATTCAGTTCCTTGGACTATCGCCCTAGGATTCTCGGCTTTGACGAGCGCGACGCTCGCAAGCAGGGAACGCTAGACAAAGTTCAAGGCAAAGCCCTCCACATACCTTCCTCTTGTGGGGGGCTTCTTACTGCGTGTCGTCTTGACTTTTATTTTGGATTGTAGTATTGTTCTGTCTTGAAAGGGGGTCACACAATGACCACACAACAATTGGTTCTCTTTGGTGAGAACCCTGCTCCCGCACCTGCGGTTGTTGCGCCTGTCGCAAATCCAGCCCTAAAGTTCAATTGGAAGGAACTTTATGAGGCACTTTCTAAACTTCCTAAATCTAAATACGCCATACCAACAAATGAACTTATGGGTGATTACATGGTTCAACCTGTTGATAATGACCTTGTCTTCGTTGAAATTCGTGAGTTCAAGAAGACCACATACCTTCGCCGTCTGCTTGGCGCATACGGAGGCTTCTCTCGTATCAAGCCAGCACCCGAAGATACGCTCGCTTTTGTGCGTGTTTTGCTTGGCGACCCATACAAGTATGCCAAGTTGTTCGCTGTTCACTACTCTTGCTGTGCCAAGTGTGGTGCTGAACTCACAGACGAAACAAGTCGTGAGTTAGGTCTTGGTCCGGTCTGCCGACAGGCTTTCGGGAAGTAAGACGCGGGTTAGACAAAGTGGCGACTTTCACCCCCGAAATCGCCACTTGTCTGACTTTTCTGTGCTAAGGTAATCCAGTAAGACATAGCGACCTAGACATAAGGAAGCATTAGAAAGAAAGGTTGTAACACAACCATCTCCCCACAGCGGGGGGAATAAGGCGGGTATTTGACGCCGATAAAGGTGGCTCCCACAGCACCTGTCCCTGTCCCCTAACAAAGGAAAATCAATGCTAAAACCTACTAACAAAGCCATTGAAAAAATAACTGCGGTGGCATTGTCAGTAACTTTTCTGTCTGTCGTCTCGGCTTTTGCCCAAACTTCAGGAATAGAAAATGTTGCCAAACTTCAGGCTAAAGAGGCTATAACTCAAAAGGCTGTAGAGGCAGAAATAGAAGCACAAAAAGCAAAACTAGCCGAACTTCAACTAAAGAAGTTCTCAGTAAAGAAAACCCCGTTCTCCGATGTAGAACTCGCACAACTGCTCTCTGCGGTTGGCTTTGAGGGCAAGGCTCTCAGAACTGCGTGGGCTGTCGTGAAGAAAGAATCCAATGGTCGCCCCCTTGCTTTCAATGGCAACACACGGACAGGCGACTCTTCCTATGGCATCTTCCAAATCAACATGATTGGTGGTCTTGGTGTAGTGCGCCGAGACAAGTATGACCTAGACTCAAACAAAGATTTGTTTGACCCAGTAATCAACGCTGAGATTGCGTATCACATGAGTAATGGTGGGGAGGATTGGACTTCTTGGAAGATTTCAGCCCCTTACACTAATCGTGATGAGGTAAGATTTCAGCATTGGTATCAACTCTTCCCAGAAGGATTTTCACAATGAACAATGATGATGTCGTAACTCCAGACCCACAGCCTTATTACGAACCAGTAATTGAGCCTGTTGCGGTGGAGTCAATCGTAGTTGAGCCAGAACCAGAACCAGCAATCTTCACAACTCCAGAAGTTGTTGCAGATGTGCCGGTTGTTGTGCCGGAAGAAAAGCCAGCAAAAAGTAAAAAGTTTGCAGCGGCAGCGCCAGATACTTTTGCAGATGACGAAGTTGTTTTGTTGTCTAGTCTGAAGTTTGAGGCAATTTCACGAAACTCTCGTTCTGTTTATTTGGTACAAGAAAGACTTTATCAACTTGGGTTTGATGGTGGTTATGAAGACCAGCCGGGTTGGTTGAGTCATGGAACACGCAGGGCGCTCGCAGAATTCTGCCCTTGCGATGAAACTTCTGTGCGGGTTGATGACGCGGAACTAATCAAGCGTCTCTTCGCAGGAACTTCAGTAAAGGTAACTGACTAAATAGTCGCACTCGTTGTGAACTAAACTTGACACACGAGTTGTTAGGTTTAGGAAGGACAACAACTTAGAACAGCGAAAAGCCCCTGAGAAATCAGGGGCTTCTTCGTTTGCGTTTATTTGACTATGCTACTAAGCAGTAGTCCCTGCGTGTGCGGTCATAATCAACATGAACCCATTTGTAAATCCAGCCTCGTTCTCTGTTATAGACCTCCGAGCCTTCAAGCCATAATCCACATTTAGCGCACTCGCCTCTGAACTCTGACTCTCCACGCCTGAGTCTTGGTTCAGGTTGATGAGTTGTTTGTGTTTGGGTTGCCGGACGGGGAGTTTTTACTTTTTGGTAATCACTCCCCTCCGCCTCGTTTTGTTTTTCTTTGATGACTTCTTTGAGATGGCACTTCCCACATAGGCTTTCAGTTCCCTGAAACTTAGGGTTATACCAGTCCCCGCATTGGGAACACGCTCTTGGCTTCATCTAGTTATCTGTTCTCTTTCTTGATTGTTTGGTATGACTTGCTTTCGCCAGCACTATTGCGGTAGCCATAGCGAACAAGTCGGAATTGAATAGCGGACGGAGTAACGCCTAGTAACTTTGCTAGACGATAAACTGTTACGCCTTGCTCTGTTGCCTGATTGAGCAGGTATGAGTATTCCTCTGCCTCTGCCCTAAACTTTTTACTTGATGAGCGAACCTGTTGAGCGAAAGGTTGAAGTTCCTTTAGCCTCGCTAGGAGTTCAGGGTTTGGCATTGTGTATTGAACCTGTGTAGGCATTGGATAGCGTGGTGGTTCAGGTATCACGATTTCAGGTGATACGGGTGTCGCGGTAGTTCCTCTCACGATTTGTCTAATACTTTCTCGTGATAGGTCTAACGCTTTACCAATACTCGCCTGTGTCCAGCCTTTCTTAGTGAGGGCATGAACAAGTCCATTTCTACTTTCGGTGTTGAGCGACTTTAGCAAGTCAGCCATTTCCTGCGGTAGCACTTGTCCAATTTTGTTGATTTCGCCCGCTAGTCGCGGGTTTGTTTTCACTCGCGGGTATCTGTTGATTTCCCTAGCGGAGTGCGCTTTCTTTAGTTGTTCAGGATTTGTCCTGAAGTTTATCTTTGTCATTTTATCCTTTTATCCTTTCTTTGTCATAACCTTAGACAAGAGGATAGGATTTGTCAAGTTGCGGTTATCTTTTGCGCTTTGGCTTCAAGACATCTACAACCGAGAACACGATAGCGTTCCAAAAGTCTGCTTCCTTTTGGTAATGCTCTCTGCTCTTAGCACTACGCTTTGGCTTGCGGTGTAGGCGTTTGTATGTGCCTACTACTGCGCTATCAGGTAGTCCTTTCATTTCCTATCCCTTTCTCTTTGTTATGACCTAATAGTATTACATAGGGGTAGATTTGTCAAACTATAAAGGTGTGTTTTATAGCACATAGTTGCGGGCATAGAAAAGCCCCCCTTGCGGGGGGCTTCTCGCCTTAGAACGCTATGCCCGCTAGGTGGCGGTAGCACTTGCTCTCTAGGTTATACATTGAGAGTTTAGTGCCACACTCGCAATAGCGAGCATTTTTATTGACCTTTAGTGGTTGAACATTTGAGCCCTCTAACTTTAGACCCATACCGTAATCAAACTCTGTGTCCTGTGTGATTGTGTCTAGCATTTTGTTTCCCCCTTTGTTTGTGCTTGTGAGTAAATACTATGCTATGCGGGTAAGCGTGTCAAGTTTATTTTAGGTGATTTAGATAACATTTTGATAACAAAAAACCCCCCTTGCGGGGGGCTTCTTGCGAGCCTTTTACCAGAACTTAGACCATAACCTAATCGGCTTCTCTGCTACTTGTAGAGCCTTGACTACTACATTAGCCACACCCTCTAAAGTATCTCCTACCTTTTGTAAGGTTTCCTTTTCTTTAGTTGTTAGGTTTGCCGTTATTCTGATTTCCATTTCTTTCCCCCTTTGTTAGGTTTTACTTTTTCCTAACACCTAAAGACTATCAAACACTTTAGACTTGTCAAGCCATAAAGGGTAGATGACCAGTCATACTTTAGGCAACAAAAAAGCCCCCATGCGGGGGCTTCTCTGCTAAGACTTTTAGGCTAGTGATAGTGCCATTCGTGGGTGGTTGAGAACAATACCCAGCACTTCCTCTGCGCTCATCATACGGGCTTCCTTGCCGTAAGCCTCTTCCATCACGATTACCTCTGTGATAGGTGCGGTGGTCTTTAGTAGTAGGTCTCTTACATTTTCCTTTGTATCTACTACGAAAGAGTAGGGAGTTGAGCCATAAGACTTGCCCTCATCTACCAAGATACTTACTCCATACTGTGCCATTTGTTTTCCCTTTCTTATTGCTACACCTTGTAGCAATGAAGTAATAGTAAGACACATAGCCCCCAATGTCAAGCCATAACACATACATTTATTTGTTAGTTGTCTCACACATTTTGTCAGCGTTGTCAGCCAGCCTAGTAAGTTACTCGCTAGTAACTTAGCCAGCCCAGTAAGTTACTCGTCAGTAACCTAGCCATCTCCTAACTCTTGACTAGAACTTTAGACAATGACATAAGCAACCAAGATGTTTAGCCAGACCAACTACAAACAACTAAAAACATTTTTATTTGACTAGACATAGGCAGGTCTTTGTCAGCAATACAAAACCAGAACCAAAAAGTAAAACATGAGCCAACACGACTCAACTTTCTGAAGAAAAAATAAAACTAAAAACAATTTTGCCAATACATCAAAAACATTTCCGGAAACGATTTAGGAAAGGGCTCGCACCATGCAGAGCCGTCTCACAGGCCAAAACCAAAAATCGTAAACCTTCATATATTTTACAAATCGTCCATTCTAAGGTGTTGTAGTGCCTTAGCCTGTACGCCTCAATAAAATTGCTGTAGAATAGAACAATGAAGAAAAAAGTCCGCCTACCATCAGATGAAGTGAGATTTCTTTCTTCTCTAGAGCCACCAGCACTCAACAACCGAATCAGGGCGTTGTGGAAAGCGGGTTGGTCTCTCAAAATAATCGCTGATTCTTTACAACCACCTAGACCAAAATCAACAGTTCACTTCTGGGTCAAGAACGCAGCCGATGAGGAACAACGCAGACCGCTCCCTGCGACTCCACCTAAGTCTTTGACTACTACAGCACCGCTACTGAACTCTCCAAGACTTCGTAGTATCTCTCCTAGCGTTCCACCAGAAATCAAACCTCACCTACAAGAGTTAGCCCTTCTTGCTAGTCGCTACAGAGCCAAGACTCCTCCAGATAGTCCGTTTGCAAAAGCCAACCAAGAACTTACCCATGTCGCTCGTATGCTCTACAACCGCGGAGTTCCTGCCGCAGACATCGCTGAAGCCGCTGGGATTACTTACCGAGCCATCGCAAGGCGGTTGGCTAATGGCTAGAACATACAAAACAGCCTCTGGAACCTTTTCTGAGAATGATTTAGTGATTGCTATATGGACAAATCCTAAAAAGCAAAAGGCTAGACCTAACGCAAGGCCCCTTGAGACACTTACAGCAGATAAAAACCCTTATCCAATTGCGTTTCCTTTAGAGATGCTTCAAAAAATACAATCTTGGATGTATTGTCAAGTAGCAAGAAGCCAAGAAGATATTGATGATGTTCTTTTCAAAGGAAAAGCAACAAGAGAGAAGCCGCTTTTGGTTCCAGTAACCCTTGCAAAGCACTACCTAGGCTGGGAAGAGTTCTATGTCCCATCGGAATATAAGGATTTGAAATGAAAGTGCATGCTGATGTCTTCCCAGCAGCCGTTGCGATTGCCCCTCCAGGTTCAGAAGTTGATTTTGAGAACTTCGGTCCTCGCGGGGGTGGTCCACAAGGCACTAGAAGGCTTGATAGATGCAGAATCATTGTCGTCAATGACAGAGTGATGATTGGTCTTGACTCTCCAGAAGGTCCGCAACTTGTTTTCCAAGAAAAGTATGTTTCCTACGATAAGCAGGACAAACTTCATATGGTTCAAACAATTGAGGGAAAGATAATGGTCTTTAGAAAAGATGACAACTGTGGCTGCGGGTCGCGTCTTCGTTCTTGGCAGCCGTATGGGAGCATTGTGGAATGAAAGAGCCTCTAGTTTTTATTATTACTGCCCTAGCCGTATACCGTGCTACTAGATTCGTAATTCAAGATGAACTTGTCTCCCCGCTGCGAAACCGATTGTGGAAAAAGTTTCCCCCAGAGACTAATAAGTTTGGCTATCTCTTCACATGTATGTGGTGTATGAGCATTTGGACAGCATCATTGTTTGTTCTATCAAGTATCATTATGCCTACGATAACTTTCTATGTCTGCCTAGTGCTTGCCCTGTCAGCCATAGTTGGTCTTCTAACCGCATACGAAAACAGAGATTGATTCGTATTCCGTGAAAAAGACAAGGAGTAATTCTGTGGGTGTATTTCGGCGTGACGGCGCTGGCGCTAGTGAGCCAAAAAAGCCAACCCCATCCCCAAACAGCAGGAAGCGCACTACTCGTCGTAGTAGCAGTCGCTCAACACAAATTGTTACAGCATCTCCAGTAGTTACTGGTCCAGCATCAATCTTTCTTTCTAATCCAGCAAAGTCTGCAACATATTCAACACCAAGAACTTTGACTGCCGCCGCTGTTCAAGTAAAGGTAAACGACAAAGGGGAGTTTGAGCAATTCAAATCTCGTCGTTCAGCAGCATCATCAGCATGGCAAGCAGAAGCGTGGGAGTATTACGATGCTATTGGTGAAATTAAATATGCTTTCAATCTAGTTGCATCTGTTGTATCTCGTATTCGCATTTATGCAGCAGTAGTTGATAATCCTTCAGAGACTCCAGTATCAGTTCGCTCTTCATCAAAGATTGACCCACGCCTTGCGGCAGCAGCAGAGCGTGCTCTCAATAGACTTAACTCTGCATATGGCGGACAAGCAGGTCTTCTTCGTGATGCTGCACTCAATCTTTCTGTTGCTGGTGAATGTTATTTAGTTCAGATGCCAGAACAAAGAGGACATGGCATTCCAGAGTCCTGGGATGTTCGTTCTGTAGATGAAGTTCTTGCGGATAATCGCGGCGGTTATAACGTAATCTCTCGTCGTGAGATGGGAACAGGTGGAAATGCACCTGGAGCAAAGAAACTTTCAAACAAAGCATTCGTAGGACGCATCTGGCGTTCACATCCGCGCTTCTCTGACGAAGCAGATTCATCTTTACGCGGTTTGCTTGACCTTTGTGCTGAACTTCTTCTCCTCAACAGAACATTCCGTGCTACAGCACGCTCTCGTCTCAATGCTGGTGCGTTGTATTTGCCAGACGGACTTTCTGTTGCTGCACAAGGCGACCCAGACTATCCATATGACACCGATAACGAACTAAATCCACAGTTTGTTGCTGAAGAAGCAGAAGATGAGTTTGAAGAGCAACTTATTGATGCTATGACAACTCCAATTCGTGATGAGGAGTCTGCATCAGCAGTTGTTCCACTTATTATTCGTGGTCCAGCAGAACTTGGCGACAAGATTAAGCAATTCAAGTTTGAGCGTTCGTTTGACCCAGCACTTGCTGAGCGTTCTGACCGAGTTCTAGAGCGTATCTTGCAGGGACTTGATGTTCCAAAGGACATTGTTACTGGTCTTGCGAACGTAAAGTATTCAAACGCACTTCAAATTGATGAAGCGCTCTACAAAGCACACATTGAACCACTTATGTTGCTCATTGCTGATGCTCTCACTATTGTTTATCTTCGTCCATACCTTGAAGCACAAGGTTATAGCCCAGCAGATGTTGAAAAGATTGTTGTTTGGTATGACCCATCAGCAGTTTCAACTCGTAATGACCGTGCTCAAGATGCTGACTCAGGATTTGACCGCGGAGTTATCTCACAAGAGGCATGGCGTCGTGCTCATGGCTTCTCACAATCCGATGCGCCTACTCCAACAGAGATTGCGCTTCGTTTACTCAACGAACGCGGAACAATTACTCCAGAACTTACAGAAGCAATGCTTGCAGCGTTTGCTCCAGAGGCAATGAACGCTGTTCGTGATGCAGCGCAAGCACAATCAGTTGCTCCTATGGACCCAGCGTTACAACAGCAACTAGACCAAGCACTTGCTAAACCAGAACAACCAGCACCACCTGCTCAGGAGCAATAAAGTGTCAGACAAAAGAACTATTGCTCAAACACCAGCACCTAAAAAGGACAGAATTAAGGGTTCTAGCAAAAATAAAAAGGGTTCTGCTGGAAGTCAGAAGGCTGCACGAGAAGTAAAGTTCTCTGCATCCGTTGAGAAGTCTTTGAAAGAAAAAGTAGCAAACCACAATGCAAAGTCAAAGCATAAAGTTACTTTGGCTAAGTTAAAAGCAGTTTATCGTCGTGGCGCAGGGGCATATTCTGTTTCACATCGCCCAGGAATGACTCGCAATCAATGGGCAATGGGTCGTGTCAATGCTTTCTTGAAACTTGTAAAGTCTGGAAAGCCAAATAACCCTGCGTATAAATCAGATAACGATTTACTACCAAAGAGTCATAGAAAAGCAGCATCAATTACTGCTACAGGATTAGTTCCAGAAGAAAAAGATTTAGCAGATGCTCTATTAGAGATAGCAAACAAGTATGGAAAGTTCAATGAAGATGCTTCTGGCATCTGGGCTGGATATACACCAGCCGCTGAGAACAAAGACCAAGAAATTGGCGTCCATTGCGCAAACTGCGTTCTCTATGCTGGCGGAACAGAGTGCAAAATTATTTCACTTCCAGTTGAGCCAATGGGAGTATGCCGATTCGCTGTGTTGCCAGATGGGGTAATCAAAAAAGACTTCACAGAGACAGAAGAGGAACTTGAAGAGTATGCACTAAGAAAAGAACTAGAAGTATCTCTTAGGTCAGAAGAAGATTACGAATATCCAGAGGATGCTATTTTGGCTATGACTGAATATTCTGGATTTGGCTATGAAGCAGAGCCAGCAATTCGTGCTGCATGGCTACGCGGTGTTAGAAATGGTGATGACCCATTTATCCGTGCTTCTTTATTGGCTTCTCTTGGATATGAAAGTCTTGATGCTGATTTGTTACCTGAGCAGGAAGAGGAAGAAGAGTGAGCAGAGTTCGTCGCCTAAGTTACGCAATCTCTGAAGAGGGTCGCCGTGCGCAATCAATTGACCAAGCACGTCGCATTAGAGATGCTGCTTTGTCTATGGTTGAGGAAGCAAACCTAAGCATCACTCCCACACGTCGTATTACTAAAAAGTCTGCTTTTACTGTAGTTCTTCGTTCCCTAGAGAAGACAAGAAATCTTCCTTTCTCTTTGCGCCAACATATGGCTCTCAAGGAACTATCTACATTTATCAATCTTGCCCAAAGCAATAAATCAAACTCTTTGACACTAGCAAATACTGATTTACTACCAGTTGCGCACCCACGCTCTACTCGTAATCACTCAATGACCGCTTCTGCTCTTCGTGAAGCACGAGTTCGTTGGTATGTAGATGACCCAGCAATCAAAGATGACTACGCAAGAACTGTTTTGGCTTCTGCTTTGATAGCAGAGATTGATTCTCCAGAGTTTACTTACTACAACGCTCTTTTATCTTCACTTCCACAAGGTGAGGTTCCACTACAAGCACTCCTTGCAGCATTTGGTGACGGAAACTCTCCAATGAATCGTTCGCTCCGTGCGCAACTACAGCGCCGTGACCGCTTAGGACGATTTGCTTTCCAAGGTGGAGGTATCAAAAACCTTATTAAGCGTGCTAGTGGAATCTTCAGTCTCACTGGACGCACACTTGCAGATTTGCCAGATGGAAGAGTGCAGATTGAACTTGCTGACGGAAGAATTGTTGCCGTAAATCCAGAGGTTGGAGAATATACAAAGGCAGTTCTTCCTGGACAAAGCAAAGATGGATTCTCTCCAAAGCCAGTAAGAAATGTTTCTATCTTTGATAAGCCAATGGATGAAAAAGATTTGGAATTTTTTGAAGCACCAAATGGCTGGGAAAAAGACGCGGACAATCCAAACATCTGGTCAAATGAAAACTGGAAAGTTGAAGTCCAGAAAGATGACGCTGGAAATCGTAACTATGCTGTCACTAAAGATGGCGAAAAAGTATTTGATGATAAGTCCTCATGGGCAGATGTATTAGATGGAATTGATGACCACGAACAAATAGCAGATAAGCAGCCAGAGGCTAAGCCAGAACAAAAAGAAGAAAAGGCAAAGGCTCCTGCTAAAAAGTTTGAGTTCAACTATCCAGAGAACGCATATAAGTTGCGTCCAGATGCTGACTACTCTCCAGAAGGAAGAGTTGATGAGAACAGCCCAGATTTCACTGACGACCCTGCTGAACTTGCGCAGCGTTACGATGTTGAAGATTTGCGTGATGCTCTAGAAGAAGGCGTTCTTCCACAAGAAGATGGACAACCAGCGCTGGGCTATGGAGTTCTTCCATTTGGTCGTGGAAACGAATATGTTCCAGCAGATGCTCTTTATCTTGCCCTCAAAGAGGCTGGCGAAGATAACGAGATGGAACTTGCCAGAATTTATGACAAGCAACTTGGTGGAAATGATAACGAGACTGCTCTCAACGATGCCCGAAAGGGAGACGAGAGTGTTGGACAATCAACTCCAGATGTTGCTGAGTCTTTCAAGAGAGAAACAGAGATTTCTCCAGATGAAGAAACTCCAGCAGAAGAACCTGCATTTATTGAAGAGAAGCGCGACGAGACTCCGCTACCTCCACTTCTAGAAGGTTTAGACGAGAACGAACTTGCTCGCTTTGTTGAAAGCAAAGACCACACTCCACACCTACCTGAGAACAAAACAATTGAAGATGTTCCAGATGGATATGCTCAACTAGATGAGAAGCCTTTTGAGTCATGGCGTGAATCAACAAAAGAAAACCCTATTGAGGGATTGCCAGAAGGATTTAGCGACAATCCTGTTTTCTTGGCACAGAATATTTCTAAAGAAGAACTATCAAAAGAACTTCGCCGTTCTGTTGAGCCTGGAAACGAAATGCCAGGATATGCAAACATCTCTATCAAAGACAATGACGGGGAAGATTTTGTTGCCAACATTCCTGGAGAAGCAGTTCGTGACGCACTCCAACTACAGGGCGTAGATACAAACGCTGAACTAGAAAAGATTTATGACGAAGGCCGAGACGGTCAGCGTCAAGGAATCAATGACAGCGAAGCAGGACGCATCATCGCTGAGATTGAAAAAGAAGAAGGCCCTGACGCATTTGAGCAAATTGCAGGACAGCCAAGCCCACTAGATAAGCCTGAAAACAAAGAAGCGCTAGACGCATTCAATAGGCAGTATGTAAAAGATTTGCTCAACGAAGAAGAAGCGTTAGCAGACAAGTATCAAGAAGAAGAGGGCATGGACCGCGGTGACGCTCAGGCTGTTGCTGAAGCGGACATGAAGAAAAAGTATGGCAAGACTGCTTTTGAGGCGCTTAACGAACTTTCTCGTGAAGATGCTTTGAGAGTTCTTGATGAACGTGA